CACAACAGGAAAACACCAAGAGAGTGTTACAGCCTGCGTTAAAGCAATCAATGACCATTTCGGAGAAGCCATCTGGATTTCCGAGCGTTCATTCGCACACGAGGCGGGTTTTGGAGGTAAGTGCGATCTATTTTGCGCTGGCACCCTTAACGCCGTCGTGGACATCAAGACCAAGGAGTTCACCGACCCCGACAAGATCGGTGGCTACGATGAGCATCTAATGCAACTGGCCGCGTACCGCGTCGGCCTTGGCATACCCAACGCACGCTGTGCGAATGTGTTTGTCTCTCGCAATGTTCCGGGTCTGGTGGTGGTCAAAGAATGGCCGCTTGAAGACCTCAAGACAGGCTGGGAAATGTTCATGCACTTGCTGGCTTTTTGGCAACTTAAAAACAACCACAAGTAATCATGGAAACAGTACAAGCCTACCGATCAAGCGACGGAACTTTATGGGAAAGCAAAGACAAGGCCGAGCGCCACGAAATCTTTCTCAAAAAAGACATGGTCATCGAAGAATTTATGAATGACCCCATCAACCCTTACAAGGGCATGGCGCAACGCACCATTGTCAGATCAACCGTCATCAACTGGGAATTCTGGAAGAACAAAAATGCTGAGTGAAGAAACAATCAAGCAAATCTTTTTCTACTGCGACCTGCACGAACCCAACGCGCTGGTGGCCGACGATGTGGATATTGTCCAGTTTGCGCATAAACTGGAAGCATTTTTGCGGCCCATTATTGCCTCCGAGGAGCATCAGCGATGCGTGAAGATTGTCAACGATATGAACCCCGAGGTGGCCCGCTCGTTGGGAAATCAGAGGCCGAAATAGAGCAGGCGCTCATGGAGGCGTATCTGCAAGGTTTTGACGACGGTGTCCAAGAAACCCAGCAATCGTTTATCCAGACCCAAATGCTTCTAATGATGCCTGCTGGCAACGCATAAAAAAAGCCCCCAGTGATGGGGGCCAAGGGTAGGAGAGTGGCAACTGCTTCTACCTCATCAATGTTAACCCGCCGTGGGCCTTCTGCGGCTGGGGTTCTTTCTTTTCTGCCCACGGCCCCTTTTTGCCAAAATAGTCGTGCGCGATCCAAACCGGGATCATGCCAAGGCTTCCAACGGTTCCTACGCCTTTTGCGGCCAATCCAAGGGGGCTGGTAGGGGGCGCCATCGAAGCGGTGTTCAAAGCGGCCTCTATGGCCCCCAAAACGGCCCCAGAGTAGTCGCCCTTCTTGTACCGCTCAATTGCCTCATCGGTTGACAAGGTGGCGCCAGCGGCACCCAGCACATTCCCAATAATCGGAGCCTTCTCGGCAAACCTGCGGCCAGCCTCGCGGGTAGCCATTGTCCATGCGCCGGGTTGCGCTTCTGCGGCCTCTCTGGCCGTTTGTTGGGCCGTTCTGGCAGACACCCTTGCCGTTTCCATTTTGGCGGCGTCTGACCTTGCTTGGGCGGCAACACGCTGTTGAGCGGCATTGGCCGCTTTCTTGGCCTCTGACGCACGCTGACCAGCCTCAATTTTTGACCTACGGGCCTGCTCTACTCGTTGCTCGGCTTGTTGACGCTGACGGGCAAGATCAGCCTCTGCGGCCAAACGCTGGGATTCTGCCTGCTGAACTCGGGCGGCTTGTTCTGCGGCTTCCTGCGCTTGTTTCTGCGCCAATTCTTGTTCAAGTCGAGCCGCCTCTTGGGCGGGCAGAGCCAACTGCCCCGGCCCCGGCTCGGTCAACTTGAAGTCGCCCAGTCCCATGCTTTGCAACTTTTGCTTGGCGGCGGTGTTGGCATCAATGATCGCTTGACCACCCTTGGGGTTGTCCTTGCGCATATTCTCTGCCTGCGCGGCCAAAACCTCGGGGATGTCCTCACCCATTGCCCTGACCCAATTCGACGCGCCAGAGGCTCCCGGCCTCGTTCTTGAGGCAATCTGCTCGGCTGTTTCTTCTGCGGCCTGCTCTACTGGCAAAGTTCTTGGCAATGCTCTCAAATCTCTTTGAGCGGCACGCAATTCTTCGTCCCACGCCTGACTGCCCATGTTGCGCAACTCAAACTCACGCTGGAGTGTGTCTACATCAATTGGCGCACGCTCGGAAGCAATTCGCTGAAGTTCGCCAACCTTGCCTTCAGCGGCCCGCGCGGCATCCTTGGCGGCTTGCACCTGCTGGGGCGTTTTTTCGCCCTCTCCTACCAAATGTTTTTCAGGGCTTTGCAAGACCTTTTCAAGAACACCCTTGGCAAGACCTACACCTGCGGCGGCAGGAATCTCTGGGTTCTCAAGAGCCTTGTTCGCAACATACTCGCCCGTATCAGCAATTGCGCCCATGACCTTTTCTGTCTTTGACAGTTCTGGCTCAAGAGGCGGCAAGGTCTGACCGCTGTCGCTTGCCGCTTTTGGCTGATAGCCAGCAAACGGGTCGGTGACCGACGGCTCTTTTTTCTCAGCGGACGCAGGAGCCTCACCGCCTTCAATCGTAGCGATCAGATCGGCAATTTTTTCCTCCGACCCTTTGGGGAACGGGTCGGTAGTGCTTTTAAGGCCAAGATGTTGAGCCATCCTGATCTTGTAGTTGTCGCGCCCCTCTTCGGGGTTTTCTGCGCTGGCTGGCGTGTACTTGTCAATAAACGCGCTGGGATTGTTCAGACCTTGTTTCTGCTTGGCGCGGATGTCTTGAATCAGCGCGTTGCGGCCCGCCTCTTTGTTTTCAAAGATAGCAAAGCCGCGCTCATCAACGCCGATTTGCCCGGCATAAGTCAAACCCTTGGGAGGGCGAAGATTGCCGGGATTGTTGTTGTAGTCGGCAATCGATGTCATTTCGCTTTCCTTCCAGAGTCTTTCCAAGACCCATCAGGCTGACGCTCCCAAATGTTGCCGTTGATCACGCGCTCATTCCCGCGATCACCAGATGACGCTGATGGCTTGCCCTCAGACTTTCCTTCGGCCTTGGGTGCCGTTCTCAACAGGTCGGCATTAGCCTTACGCACGGCCTCCAGCGTGGAGTCGTAACTCTTGCGCAAATCCTTGAATTCAGTAGAACTGAGTCGGAAACTATCAAAAGACTTGCCCCTGTTTTCTGGCTTGTCTCTCCACTCAACCCACAGAGTAGCGGCGGCTTTGTCATAGTCGGTGCGCAGTGCAAGCAACTCGGACTTGAGGCCAATAACGCGGGCAGTGTCCGTTGGCAACGCCTCGACTTGAGCGTAAAGTTTGCCCTCGCTCTCGGTAGTGGCGCCCTCGCCGGGTGCCCGTGATGCCTTACGCAACTCGACGGTCAACTGAGCAGACTTCTGCGCAAACATTTGCAGTGCCTCGATGTCTTTGTCTTGCAACTTGTATTGCAAGATTGTGCGAGGATCAATGTTTAATGGAGCGCCCATTTTCTCAATGGATCGCAACACCGCGTCCCGCAAGGTGGCAGTTTGCATCAACTGGAACACGCGAGGATTGCTGTCGGCATATGACGACATATCCAGAGCAATGTTCTTGGTGGTGTCTGCCGCCATGCCCCGATCAATCAAAGTAGACGCACGCTCCTCGGAAGTTTTGATCCGAGCCTTTTGCGTTTCCTCTTCCGCTTTACGCTCAAGTTCCCTTTCGCCAGCGGTCTTCATGCTGGTTTGGGTGACGGGCTTGCCTTCGGTAGACGGCGTGTATTTCACGCCACCAATACCGTTTGCCGCATAAAAGCGTGCAAAGGCATCCTCGCGCTCCGGGCCGGGGTCGGGGAAATTTTTGTTCAATTGGCGAATTTGAGCCAACTGGCTTTGCGTGATCTTTTCCGCACCAAGGTACGGGATGGATGTTTCAATCGTTGTTTCAAGACCAGTATCAACCGCCTGTCCGGTGTCTTTGCGAATGACGCCCTGCGGCGTACTCATAAACTTATCCTGCTGGAACTTGGCCTGCTCCAGCAGTCGCTTGCCATACTCAGGGTTAATAGCGTATGCGGTCGCAATGTCGTCGTCGGTAATGACTCGGGGCTGACGCTTGGGCGCGGTAGCGCCTTCCGTAGCGGCCATTGGGACACCCGCAGGTGCGCCACCAGCAGGTGCGCCGCCAGACGGGGCGCCGCCCGCAGGAGATAGTCCCACAGGAGATTGGCCGCTGGTCAGCGTTGTAATCTCTTTGGGGTCGTAACCCTGCATTTGCATCTGATGCGCAAACATCAGGCTTTGGTTTTGCATTTCCGCTTGCTTCTGGGCCAACTCTAATTTGGCCTTGTCGATAGCCTGCTTGCGGGCCAACGCCTTGTCGGTGTCTGCGGCATATGCGTCTGCGGCATAACCCAGCGATTCACCGAATCCGCCAGTTTTTGTGGGCTTCAAAAAGCCAGCCGCCGCCGCCATCAACGAAGTGTCGAAAGGCGGGTTCATGCGGCTGTCAAGACTGTTTTTCAGTGCCTCAATTTGCGCGTTCAGCGCGGCCTCTTGCGCACGCTTGTTGCGCAGGGCTTTCTGCATGAAGTCTTCTTCGGGAGCCTCTTGTTCAAGACCAGAGATGCGTTGCGCGGCCTGCGCGGGATTAACAGGCTGTGCATCAGTCACAGGCTTGGCAGGGGCCATTGCCCCCAATCCGCCTTGTGGTGCTTGTTGCGGTGCTGTTGCCATGTCTTACCTCGCCATCTTGATAGAGCCGCCGCGTGCCAGATATGCATGGGCTTTTGATCGGTGTGCCTTGCCGCCATTCTTCATCATTACAGCGCCGCCGTCTTTAGCACCCTTCATAAACGCGCCCAAACCAGCCAGCAGGCCAGAAATTTGAGACAGGGGGCTGTTTGAATACGCGCCCGCCTCCGGGCCAACTCTTTGCTGAATTTGCCCAGTAGGAATCTGGTAGCCGCGCATCAGTTGAGAGAAGGCTTGCGTTTGCGCCATTGGGTAATCCAGCATCTTCTGGCCGAGAGCCTGTTGCTGACCGCCGTATTCGCTCATGGCTTTCAGGCCACCAAGTCCAAGTTGCTGTTGCTCTTGACCCAACTGGGTAAATGCTTGACCAGATTGCAGAGCGCGGCTCAAATCGGCTTGAGCAGTCCTTCCAGCCTCTGTATAGCCTTGCTGGAGGGCTTGCATCTGTTTGCCAATTAAATCGGCTTGTAGGTCGCGCAAAGCGTTCCCAGTGACCTGTTGCTGGCGACGAGAACCAAACTGACCGGAGCCAACAGCCGCCGCCCCAAGGTTGGGCAGAATGTTCTCTTTGATGCTTCGCTGTTGCAGGCGACCCATTTCGTCCACCACCGCACTGGTGTAAGGATTCAGATAGTCGGCCACCACATCGGGCACCGTGGTCGCGCCAGCCTGACCCAGCAGTTGGGACGAAGCGCCTAGAGAACCTGCGCCAGAGAACGCCACATCGGGCACCATCTGGAAGGCTTGCTGTTGCAACGGCGAAAAGCCAGCAACACCGCCCTGCTGGACGGCGTTCTGACCAAGGTTGGCGATGTCTTGAAGGTAGTTGGTGTAGAACTCTGGCGCGGTCGCTTGCGTTTCCGTCGTCGTCGTTACATCTGGTAGGGGGTCACCCTGAAACAGTCCAGCCATTATCTGGCTCCTTTCAAGTAGGAAGTAAGAGCCTTGGTCTTGGGCGGAATCTTATTCACTGGCGCAGACCGTTTATGTGCCCTGATGTTTTCGCGGAATTTGTCAAGCGCCTGTGCGCCAGCCTTGGTCGAGCCGTTACCAATTTGAGCCACGGTCTCGGCGTCGATTACATACTCGCCGTCAGCCAACATCGCGGGGATGTCGTCAGACTGACCATCGCCAGCGCCATGC